TCCAACTTCTGATGGTTCAACAGTTCCGAGTATCTACACAATCAGCAAGACTCAGCTGGCGCTGTTCATGGTATGTCCGAGATCCATCGTAAACAGATCTTACAACCAGTGGTTAAGAGACGTCGTTTCTTCGGCTGCCTTTGCCAGTGTGAACGGCGATGGCGGTTCGGGCTACGGCGCCGCTTCGCGCTCTGATGGGGTTCGTCCGGTCTTCCCGGTTGGTTAATTAAAATCGCGGGGCCTTGTGCCCCGTTTATATTTTTGAAAGGAGCTTCTAATCATGGAAGAGAAAATCTATAAAATTATTCTCGGTAATGGAACTGAGATTTCCAATCTTAAGCTGAACGGAAACAATTTCATTTCTACAGAAAAAATCGAGGAATCTGTATTTGCAGATAACTGCTCTCCGGTTACTATCAGCGACGGAACAACCGAGACTGTTCATCCGAACATGGAGCTGGTTCAGATCGTTGAGCAGGTTCCTGGCGAATACTGGTTTGTCCTTAGAGATATTTCTGAGGAGGAGTTTACCAGAACCAAAATGCAGTCTGACATCGCCTACATTGCGATGATGTCCAATGTCGAGCTTTAAGAAGGAGGATCACCATGGAACATAGCAAGAATTACAGTAAAGTAAAGCTTTGGTACAGCATGAAAATGTGGAATGAGACCAGAGTTCGTAATGCGGTGAAGATGGGCTGGATCACCAAAGAGGAGTTCGCTGAGATCACCGGTAAAGATTACGAATGAGCGTTCTGTCGCGGTTGGATGGGAGGACATTATAAACTCTTATCCAGAGAACAACGAAAGAATTTAATACAGCTTTACGAAGACCTATTTAGTAAGGAAATCACAATAGTCAACAAGAAGCTGATTGTTTCTGATAGGTCTGCATGATTGCACATAAAGAAGGAGGAAAACGATGGAACCATGGTTTCAGGTTGTACTTACGATCTTTAGCTCAGTTCTTGCATCTTCTGGGCTGTGGGCCTATTTGCAAAAGAAAAGCGAGCAAAAAGATGTAAAAACAGAGATGCTTATTGGATTGGCACATGACAGGATCATGTATCTTGGAATGTCGTATATTGACTGTGGGTGTGTAACCCAGGATGAATATGAGAATCTGAGAGTGTATCTCTATGAACCCTACGAACGTATGGGCGGGAATGGTTCAGCAAAGCGAATTATGCAGGAGGTAGACAAACTCCCGATTCATAAATTTATAGAGAAGGAGGAAGAGCACAATGAGCATGAGTAACAAGACATACGACATCCTTAAGTGGATTGCTATGTATCTGCTTCCGGCTGCTGGTACATTATATTTTGCACTGGCTGGAATCTGGGGTCTCCCGTATGGAGAGCAGGTAGTCGGAACCATCACTGCGGTTGATACTTTCCTTGGTGTTATCCTTGGAATCAGTACATCCCAGTACAACAAGACTGCTGATAAAGAAAAATAACGAAAGCGTCATGGAGGACTAAACATTATGGCAAATCTGAATGTAAACAAAGTCATTTACGGGGGGGGATGTCCTTATCGATCTTATTGGCGATTCCGTCAGTGCAGATAAGATCCTCAAAGGTATTACTGCTCATGATAAGAGCGGTGCAAAGATCACAGGTACATGTACATTCGACAGCGATACTTCCGAGGATACTGCGGCTGTCGCAGAGATTCTCGTAGGAAAGACTGCGCACGCCCGTGGAAGTAAGCTTACAGGTACTATGAAGAACAACGGCGCTGTCAAGGGTACCATCTCAACGGTTGCTGGAGAATATACAGTACCGCAAGGCTATCATGACGGTTCTGGTAAGGTGTCTATTGATGCCACTGAACAGGCAAAGCTTATTGCTACTAACATTCGTGAGGGTGTGACGATTCTTGGCGTTGAAGGTGCTATGTCTGGTTCTGAGGATATGAAGCCACAGAGCAAGGAGGTAACACCGTCCAAAGAAGCTCAGACGATTATGCCGGATGAAGAGTACAACTGCTTATCTCAGGTTACAGTTAAGGCAATCCCGTATGTAGAAACCGACAACTCTGCCGGAGGGAAGACTGTTACGATCGGATAAGGAGGTTTTGTCAAATGGCTGCGAATAAAGTCGTATTCGGCAATAAAGTTTTGATCGACCTTACCGGCGATACTGTTACGGAAGAAGCTTTGTTGAAGGGCTATACAGCACACAAAGCAGATGGTACAATTATTACCGGAACGGCTTTCGCAGGATATCCTAACGAGTTCGTGTTCTTAGATAACATCGAAGACTCAAGCGGAAACCCAATCAAAGACAGTTCCGGTAAAACAATTCAGGGACAAACCATCTATCGCAAAGCCCGCAACTCGGTTCTTTTGGATTCTACGGGCGATGTGATTGAAGACGGTTTTGAACAGTAGATAGAGGTGGTTAAGTTTGTGTGGGTGTCGTTTATTTCTCGATTATTCCTACATTTGAACCCTCTAGGTACTGTAAATGCTGGATAGTTTGTTTCTATTATAGAAACTTGTTAGGTGGCTTATACCGAGAAAATCCAGTAAAATCAAGGAATTATGAAGCGGTTAAGAGTAGTAAAAAGTGGGAAAATGTAGGTAATTCATACATTATTCCTGCACTACTCCTATACCGCTATTCCTATATTTGAGCGTCAAATACAAGTCATTTTATTTTTTCTATTTCAGTTCTGAGCCATTCAAATTCTCTGGCTGTATACACCTTTTCGGTGATATCTGAAATCTTATGTCCGACCATATATTTGATAGCGTATTCATCGACTTTAGCATCTTTGCATTTGGTTACGAAATGCTTTCTGCCGTCGTGAGGTCTATGATCCGGGTTGAGGTGGTATTTTTCAGAAAAACATTTTGGAAGGAGGAGCAGAAGTGAGCTTGATGATTGGATTACTGATCGGAATAATGGGTGGAGTGTTATTGTCTCGATTTATATTCAGGGAAAAACCGGTTGGTTCGCTTAGGGTCGATGAATCAGATCCAGATAGCGGACCTTATTTATTTCTCGAATTAGATCGGTCTGGCGCGGATGCAATTTATAAGCAGCGTTACGTACGTTTGCGAGTGGAGCTGAAAAATTATATTTCGCACAAATAACACTCTCTATTATGGAATGAACCTAATAATTATTTGAAAGGAGAACGAAATGGAAGAGAAAAACATCGAAGAATTATTAAGTGAGGAGATTGCAGCACAGATTGAGGCTTTATCTGATTTGCAGTCCGGAAGCAAAGAAAAATCAACAGCGATTGATGATCTGACAAAGCTTTACAAGCTGAGAATCGAAGAGAACAAGAGTGTGTGGGATGCTGATGAGAAGTACAATCGGCGTATGATGGACGAAGAGTCTGTTACGAAAGATGGCGACTTCAAAGAGCGGCAGATCGCAGAGCAGGTTAAGGATCGATATTTCAGAGTTGGTATTGCAGCGGCAGAATTATTGATTCCGTTGATGTGTTATGGCATCTGGATGAATAAAGGATTTAAGTTTGAAGAAACTGGAACCTTCACATCTTCAACATTCAAAGGGTTAATCAACCGTTTTAGACCTACAAAGAAGTAGAGAGGAAATTCTGAAACGTTGGGGACGTGTGTAACGCATGTCCTCTTCGTTTTTTCTCGCTGATCAATATCAGAAATATCTTTCTGACGCTTTTTCACCACCTGTGGTTCAAAGGTCGATTTCCGATCCTGTGGGACCTCGATTTCCATAGAGCCATATCGACTGTTTACCTGCTTGCGTTTATAACCGTTACGATAATCGTCATTGTCAGAACGCTGGGATTTCTCATATCCAAGATGGTCATCCATTTCAGCCTCCATCATTTCTTTAATGGTGCCGCCCAGAAGATCTTTGAGTGCATCCTGGATATCTTCTGCGGTCTCGATATCGTATTCTTCGAGAAGCTGGCGGATGATGTTCCTTTTTCCTTCAGTCATTTCAACTCTGTGAACTGGTTTCTTTTGTTTCGCCAAAATAACAGTTCCTTTTATGAAAAACTGAAGCTTTGAAAGGAGTAAAAGGAGCATGGATGAAATGAGAATAGTATCGAAATTCACGAGAGGAATCATTTCCAAAGCAATAAAGATGGTAATACGTAAGAAAACGGGATACAACATTGATATTCAGTTGAACGAGGCTATTACTACTATAAACGATGGAAAGACTCATCTTCACCTGGATGTAGATGCAGAACTCGATAAAGACGAGCTGATGAGTATCTTGAAGAGCATTGGTTTAAATTAACCGAGAGGGGCGCATACAACGCCTCTTTCCTTTTACTTCGCAAAATTTACAAGGCATATTATGAGAGACAGTAGCTCAGTTGGTAGAGCGCGAGACGATTAAAGTCCCGAAGTCGATGGTTCGAGTCCATCCTGTTTCTCTTTTATTTTTGCAGAAAGGAGAGAACGGATGTCTATCGAACAATTTGACTTATTGTTATGCGATACGTATCAGATGGATGCGTGGTTTCCATTCGGTTGGAAATGGAAGAAAGAGCTTGAAAAATCGAGCTATTCGGTATGGGCTATTGATGAGTTGAAAAGATACATCGTCGGTAGACTTTATCCAAAGAAATCTGGATCGGTTGAAGATTTCATCACATTTGTTGGTGACTTCCGGCGAATAATGAATCAGTTTTCAAAAATCAATCCGGATAACAATTTTATGTTTTCAGTAGCAGCGGACATATCCACAGATGTCCTAGATTTATTACATGCTATGAAATAAAAACGAAAGGAGAACATGATGAAGAAACCAAATCTTCAAAGACTCGCTCAGAGGTCGAAAATCTATCTGAGAAAAGCATCACCGACAATATTGTCTGGTCTTGGTGCGGCTGGGGTTATCGTAACGTCGGTATTAGCTGTACGTGCGACACCAAAAGCTCTTCGTAAAATCAGAGCGGATAGTAAGACAAATCACGACGGTGATCCAGAGGCTTATAGCAAACTTGAAGCTGTTAAATCAGCATGGGTCTGCTATATTCCGGCAGCAATTAGCGGTACGGCAACGATATTCTGCATCTTCGGTGCCAATGTGTTGAGTAAACGCCAACAGGCAGCACTTACCAGCGCTTATGCGTTGCTGAATGATTCCTATAACAACTATAAGGATAAGCTAAAGGAATTGTACGGCGAAGAGGCTCACCAGAAGATAGTTGATGCTATCGCAGCGGAAAAGGCTAAGGACGTGTATATTACTTCAACTGGATTAGTTAGAAACAGTTCACTTGATTTTGATGAGCATGATCCGAATGACGAAAGGTTATTCTACGATGCCTATTCCAATCGATATTTCGAAAGTTCCATCAACAGAGTTATTCAGGCGGAATATCATTTGAACCGTGATTTTGTTATCAGCGGATATTTACCGGCGAATCATTTTTATCAACTGCTTGGTCTTGAGCCTTTAGAAGGAGGAGATACGGTTGGATGGAGTATTGATACAGGAATATACTGGATCGATTTTAACCATTCCAAAGTAACACTGGATGATGGACTTGAAGTATTGGTTATCGATATGGATTGGGTTCCGGATGCCGGCTGGGATTCTGAATAAATCTGGGCATTCGCAGAAATTACAAGCTGTATTATGAAAGGAGAGTGTCATTATGAGCAATAAAAGTAAATGGATTAAGGCTATTGGAGTAGCAGCAACCGTGATTGGTGTAGGCGTAAACCTTATTACCGATTGGGTGAATGAACAGAAAATAGACGAGAAAATTGAAGAAAAGGTCAGTGAAGCACTTGCCCGAAGAGACAAAGATGAAGCGGAGGAGTCCTAACAAGGCTCTTTCGCTTTTTCTTTTGGAGGAGACAAATGGAATCGCCGACTGAAAGAGCCATTTATACTGTACGTTATGCTATCGCAATAATGCCCGTGGTTCAGCGTGGATATAACTTTGAGCAGGCGAGTTATATGATATGGGCTGGAAGAGAAGTGTTAATACGACTCTACAAACACCCAGAGATACCACCGCTGATCGTGATTGAATCATTTCGAGATGAATGTGATTCATATTCATGTGTGAATCCACGAACAAGTTATGTTTTTTCTTGTGCGAAAGATATGCTTGAGTGGATTATTGACCTGCTAATTTCGTAGTTACCAAATAAAAATTTTATATTCTGAAAGGAGAACGTACTATGTGTACAAGAGAAATGACATTAGGAGAAGAAATTATCAACTTAACCAAAAGAGGCATCGATGTTCCGACGGTAGAGAGGATGTATAGAAAGTACATCGATCTTGACGAAAAGGGAAAATCAGGCAGAGCTGATGTTGAGGCGACCTTGAATTTATTTAGAGATACGGTACATAATCCGTATTCTATCCTTCCAGCAGACATTAAAGTTGGCGATAAAATGATGGTTCCTTTAGGAAAGCTCGGAAACTTTACAGCAACAGTTCAGAAAGTTACGAACAATAAGGTGCTATTCATTTTCGACGATTATGTTGCCAAACGCCCGATGAATGAAGATGGTGGCAATGCTGGCGGATATTCTCAGTCCGATCTGAAAAAGTGGATCGATAGCGAGCTGTACAATATGTTCCCTGCGGTTCTTAAGCAGAGAATGACCGGTTTATCAATCCCGACTCTCGGAGAGATTTGTGGCTGGGCCGATAAATGGGATCGAGATCACATCGAAGCGGATGACGATGAGCAGCTTCCTCTTATGAAACAGAGAAGAAACCGCGTTGCTTATTACAAAAACGATTGTGAGTTCGGCTGGCTCCGCAATGCTACTAAAAAGAAATTTTCTTCGGATACCTTTGCCTTTGTGAGCGGCAGTGGCCTTACGAACTGCAACACCGCTTCGAACTCTTTTGGGGTTCGTCCGGAATTCTGGTTGGTTAGATAAATCGCGGGGCCTTGTGCCCCGTTTATATTTTATGGAGGATAGACTGAAATGCAGAAACCTAATTTGACTAAGATCTGTAGAAATGTAAAAACAGCTACAGTAAAGCATAGTCCTGAAATCCTCACTGGAGTTGGAATTGCCGGAATGATTACGACTACCGTAATGGCAGTACGAGCTACTCCTAAAGCAATCCAATTATTGGATGAGGAAAAGCGACGTCAGCAGGCAGATAAACTGGAGCCGATGGACGTCGTTAAAACTGCTTGGAAATGTTATATTCCCGCGGCAGTTACTGGAACAGTATCAGTAGCTTGTCTTATCGGGGCAAGTTCTGTTAATGCCAGAAGAAATGCAGCACTGACAGCAGCGTATACCATTTCCGAATCGACATTGAGAGATTATCAGAAAAAAGTGGTAGAAACAATCGGCGAGAAAAAGGAACAGACTGTGATGGATGCCGTTGCTAAGGAACGTCTTGAGAAAAATCCAGTTGAAAACAAAGAAATTATCGTCACAGCAAAAGGCGATACCTTATGTTTCGATGCTGTATCTGGAAGATATTTTAAGTCGGATATCGACAAATTGAAAAAGGCTGAGAATGAATTAAATCGTCAAATGCGAGATGAAATGTATATTTCACTTAATGATTTCTATTATGAGGTCGGATTAGAGCCTATTAAGCTTGGCGATGATCTTGGCTGGAATATTGATAATGGATATATCGACCTGAGATTTAGTTCCCAGCTTGCTACGGATGGAACACCTTGTCTGGTTATTGATTATGGCTATGGTCCGAGGTATGACTTCCGTGGCTTAATGTAAGGTTCGCAGAATTTACAAACACTATTATGGAAGAACCACATATTTCAAATCTGAAAGGAGAACATATTATGGAGAACAACGAAATCATGAACAACAACGAAGAGGTTATCGAAACAACTACTGAGGAGATCGTGAAGGCGGCTTCTAACGGCGGTATGAAGAAAGCAACAACTATCGGATTGGCTATAATTGCAGGTGCATTAACCTACAAATTCGTAGTCGTTCCGGCAGCAGCAAAATTCAAGAACTGGCGTGAGAATCGTAAGACGGTTGTAACTCAGCCGAAGAGCGATATCGTCGACGGAGAGTTTACGGATATCGATGAAGAGACAGAAGAGGATTCTGAATAAGAATTGAATCGATGATTCAGACAGAGGGAGAGTACCTATAACAGGGTGCTTTCCCTTTTGCTTTTTTAAGGGAGGTGTCCTATGAATCAGTATATGTATGATGGACCGGTTATGGAGTTTGATACCTGCGTTGCGAATAGATGGCAGGGTTCTACATACGCGGCATCCGAAAAGAAAGCCAGGAGTAATCTGGTGTATCAGTTTAAGAAGAAAACAAACCGTATTCCAAGTACGAGGATAACCCTCCCTGGAAAAGTGGTAACGGTTAATTGAAAGGAGATTTAGAGATGGAGGAATACAAATCCAATTCCCATAAATCACGACAGAACCAGAATGATGATATTCCAGAGAAAAGAGTTGAAAAGGTTGTCAGTGGTTCTGTCAAATCGAAGAAAAAGAATGGTCTTCAGAAGATTACAAACGTATTTGTTCCGGAAGATGTAGACGATGTAAAAAGCTATATTTTTGAAGACATCGTGGTTCCGGCCGTAAAAGACATTATCTTGGATGCCGTCAGAGCATTCCTTGGTGTTAGCGGAAACTCAAGGGGCGGGAGATCGTCAACGTCATCCAAGATTTCTTACCGTAAGTATTATGACGATCGGGATCGACGAGATTCGGGAAACGTATCAAGAACACGAACTGGATACGATTACGATGATATCATTCTGGAATCTCGTGGCGAAGCAGAAGATGTCCTGGAAAGAATGGACGAGCTTATTGCTACATACCAGGTAGTTAGTGTCGCTGATTTCTATGATCTGGTTGGCGTTTCTGGCAACTATACAGACAATAAATACGGTTGGACCGATATTCGGAATGCATCTGTAATTCGTGTAAGAGACGGATACATGATTAAACTTCCGAAGGCATTACCGTTGAATTAGGAGGGATATTTATGTACGAATCAGATGATAAAATGGTATCTCATCCGAGCCATTATCAGTCAGAAACAGGTTTGGAAGTGATCGATGTTATTGAGGCGTTCACTTTCGATTTAAAAGGTATCGAAGCGACCGATACTGGTAACATTATCAAGTATGCGTGCCGCTGGAAAAATAAAAACGGCATTCAGGATTTGAAAAAGATCATGTGGTACACGCAGCACTTGATCGATCATTTAGAGAAGAAAGAAAAAATTGAAGAGGAGAATAACTGATATGAAGAAAGAAGAAATCATGAAGAACGTTTCCACGACCTTCAGCAAAGTAAGTGTGAAACTTAAGAAGCATAGCCCTGAGATTCTGGTAGTGGCTGGTGTTGTTGGCACTGTTGCAAGTGCTGTTATGGCTTGCCATGCAACAACTAAGTTGGACAGCGTATTGGAGAAGTCCAAGAAAGATATTGATGCCATTCATAAATGTGCTGAAAATGAGGAACTGGCGGCGGAGTATTCTAAGGACGACGCAAAGAAAGATTTGACTATCGTTTATGTACAGGCTGGTGTAAAAGTCGCTAAGCTCTATGCTCCTGCTGTTGCTCTTGGAACGTTATCTATCGCAAGTATTGTTGCATCTCACAATATTCTCAAGAAGAGAAATGTAGCACTGGCAGCCGCTTATGCAACTGTGGATAAGACTTTCAAGGAGTACAGAAATCGGGTTGTTGAGCGCTTTGGCGCGGAGGTTGATAAAGAACTTCGCTACAACATCAAAGCAAAGAAATTTGAGGAAATTGTAGCTGATCCAGACAGTGGTAAAGAGAAAAAGGTGAAGTCTACCGTAGATGTAGCAGCACCTTCTACGAACGATTATGCCCGTTTCTTTGACGATACTTGTGAGGCGTACGAATCCAATATGGATTACAACCTTATGTATCTGCGTTCTCAGCAGAATCTGGCAAACGACAAGCTCAAGGCTAATGGATATTTATTCCTTAGCGATGTATACGATCAGCTCGGTATTAAGCGTACTAAGATGAGCCAGACTGTTGGTTGGATTTATAAACCGGAGGGAAATGAAAACGGCGACAACTTCGTTGATTTCGGTATTCTGGAAACCAACCGTGAAACTGAGGATGGCGGTTACGAGAAAGCTATTCTTATGGAGTTCAATGTAGACGGACCGATTCTAGATCTGATCTAATTTTGTGAGGAGGATACATATGCGAAATTGTATTCGTATGGTAATCCTTCCTACTCTTTGCGTATTTGCGATTATTTGCACAGGTTTTGTCTGCTCGGCAGAACAGGTAAATCAGTGCGAGTATATCGAAATGCAGCCGACTTTAAAAGCTGAACCTATTGATCCTATTGTAATTATTTCTGAGCAACCCTTAGAGGAAACGGTGTCGGCAGTTGAAATCGAAGAGTATGTGGAGGATACACTATTGCCACGGGAAGATATTGAGCTGATTGCTATTGTAACTATGGCAGAAGCTGAGGGCGAATGCGAGGAAGGAAAGCGATTAGTGATCGACACCATATTAAATCGTGTTGATTCCGTATATTTCCCGGATACAGTGTACGGTGTTGTATATCAAGCAAATCAGTTTTCATCCATGTGGAATGGGAGAATTGATAAGTGCTTTGTAGACGATGATATTTGCCAGTTAGTTGAAGAGGAATTGCACTCCAGAACTAATGTAGATACGATATTCTTCACGGCTGGTGAATATGGAAAATACGGAAGACCGATGTTTCAAGTAGGTAACCATTATTTTTCGAGCTATGAATAGAAAGGAGTCCTGAATTATGACAGGTTTTATGGGATTAACATTTTCAGCATTTGCTGGTATTTGCTTTGTTAGTGGTCTGGCCGTTCTTATGGGCGGAAAGGAGCATCACTGATGGATGGCATTGGAAATTTTATATCCATGATGGATTACATATTGGATACCAAAAGAAAAAGACATATCACAGGGGGCATTCTGTTGAGTGCCTCTTTACTTTTCGGTGGGCTTGCCGCTTACCGTTATGACAATTCAGAACGAGGAGGACGAAGATGAGTAACAAATCTCTGTTTTCTTTGGCATTTATCATTGGTGCTGCGACTGGATCAGTAGTGACATGGTACCTGCTTAAGGATAAATACGAAGCGCTCGCTCAGGAGGAAATTGATTCTGTAAAAGAGGTTTTCTTAAGACGTGAGCAGGAATTAAAGGATCAGTCCGTAAAGAAAACCGTTGCTGAAGGTATTAAAGATGCGGACAAAGAAAAACCAGATCTTAAAGAGTATGCGGAACGTCTGAAAAAAGAGGGTTACACCCGATATTCTGATTTCGGTTCGGACGAGGAAGAAAAGCCTGTTTCTGAAGCCGGTCCGTATGTGATTCCGCCGGAGCAGTTTGGTGACGATGAAGAGTATGAGCAGATCAGCCTTACCTACTATGCAGATGGTGTACTGGCTGATGAAAACGATGAAGTAATTGAAGATGTGGAAGATGCTGTTGGAATTGATTCTTTGAATCATTTTGGAGAGTATGAGGACGACTCTGTCTTTGTTCGTAATGACGCAAGAAAGTGTGATTACGAAATTCTCCTTGATCAGAGGACCTATTCTGAAGTGGTTGAAGATATGCCGCATCAGATGGAGGTATAATGACACGGGATGAGCTGAACAATGCATATTTTGACTGGATGTACCAGCTCGTATGCGACGATGAATATTCGCGAGGTTTGTCGTATCGTAAGTTGTTATTTTTGCTTCATGATACGGATTTTACGTATACGATTGCTCTTGATGGCAACCGCTATGACGATGGGATCGATCTTCGATATAGATTCGGAAACGAGCAAGGATACCGGGATAGTATGATTGCAAGTTATTTGGATAATCGTCCGTGCAGTGTTTTAGAAATGATTATTGCCCTTGCTATACGCTTAGAAGAGCACATCATGGATGATCCTGACATCGGTAATCGGACAGGTCAGTGGTTTTGGGATATGATAGTGAGCCTTGGGTTGGGTTCCATGGATGATTCCAAATTCGACAAGGCTCATGCCATCGATGTTATTCGGCGATTCCTGGATCGTGACTACGGACGGGATGGCAAGGGTGGATTATTCACAATCGAGCATTGCAGATACGATATGAGAGATATCGAGATTTGGTATCAGGCCAACTGGTATCTCGACAATATCAGATAGGAGGGCGTTATGAGCCATAGTGAGGTATACAAGTGGTTCGAGTTATATTTTCCGCAGTACGCTGGGGATAATGTGGAAACCTGGTTCCAGAACGGAAAGAACAGTATTCGCATCCGTCAGAAGAACCATCAGGAATTTATATTTACGTTCAACAACGAAGGAAATTGGCGGTTTGAGACTGTTGAGAGCTTCATGAACGGATTAAGAGGAGGTAAGAAGTAATGGGCGAAATGCTTACTTATATTTTTAGCAGCTTACGGTCATCTGAGAAAAGATTGGACGTTGTTACAAGAGCGGTCAGTAAACAGCGGAGCTTCAATAAGCAGCTCACAATCTTTGCTGTCATGACAACTGCAAACTTGGTTGTTATGAAAATCGAGCAGAAGGACCAGGCACTGCGTATCAGAAAACTGGAAAAGGAAATCGAGGAACTTAAGCGTCCGGAAGGAGAGTAAAAAATGCGATGATCGACTTTATGGTGATTTCAACACGTTCAACGAAACGTGGAGTAATAGAAATCTATCCAAAGTTCATTATTAAAAAAAGCACCGATCTAATGATTCGAGGTGGTGATTTCTATGCTATCTGGATTGAGGAACGTGGTTTATGGTCTACGGACGAGCAAGATGCCTTGCAGCTCATTGACCGCGAACTGGATAGATATGCTGAGGAGAACCGCCAGCGTTTTAACTCCGATATTAAAGTCCTGCATATGTGGGATGCCGAGTCGGGTATGATCGACTCATGGCATAAGTATTGTCAGAAGCAGATGAGGGACAGCTTTCATACGTTGGATGACAAACTTATATTTTCCAATACAGAAACTAATAAAAAAGACTACGCCAGCAAAAAGTTGAATTATCCGCTTGAAGCTGGCGATTTGTCTGCCTATGAGAAATTGATGTCTACTTTATATTCGGAAGAAGAGCGGACAAAAATTGAGTGGGCCATAGGGTCAATCGTATCTGGAGAATCCAAAAAACTGCAAAAATTTATGGTTTTATACGGAGCTGCTGGAACAGGTAAATCCACAGTTCTTAACATTATTCAGCAGCTTTTCGACGGATACTATTCTGTATTTGACGCAAAAGCACTTGGATCTTCCAGCAATTCATTTGCATTGGAAGCATTTAAAACAAACCCTCTGGTTGCCATTCAGCACGATGGCGATTTATCGAGAATTGAGGATAATACCAGATTGAACAGCTTGGTATCTCATGAGCTGATGACTGTGAACGAAAAATTCAAGTCTACGTACTCAAACCGGTTCAAATGTTTCCTGTTTATGGGAACAAATAAGCCGGTCAAGATTACGGATGCAAAGTCCGGTCTGATTCGACGATTGATCGATGTATCGCCGTCTGGAAATAAGCTGAATCCAAAAGAGTACAAAACGATTGTGAAGCAAGTGGAATTTGAGTTGGGAGCTATCGCTTACCACTGCCAGGAGGTATATTTGAACAATCCTGGTCGTTATGACGATTATATTCCGATTACGATGCTTGGTGCATCTAATGATTTCTATAACTTCATTATCGATTCGTACCATGTATTTAAGAAAGAAAACGGGACAACTCTGAAAGCCGCATGGGAGATGTACAAAACATACTGTGACGACGCCAAAGTTGGGTTCCCGTTTTCACAGAGGGTATTCAAAGAGGAACTTAAAAACTATTTTCATGATTTTCAGGAACGCTTCAATCTTGATGATGGAACTCGCGTTAGAAGTTATTACATCGGGTTCAGAACAGAAAAATTTGAAGAAGAAACTGTAGAGGAAAAGGCGGAAGTAGTCAAACCGGCACTGATCCAATTCGATAGCACTGAATCTATATTTGATGATGTGTGTTCGGAATGCCCTGCACAGTATGCTTCGGAAAACGAAACACCTCAGAAAAAATGGGATTCTGTCCGCACGAAATTATCTGGAATTGATACGAAAAAACTTCATTATGTGAAAGTTCCGGAGAATCATATTGTGATTGACTTTGATATTCCAGACGAATCTGGAAATAAGTCATTTGAAAAGAATTTAGCAGAAGCAAGTAAGTGGCCGCCTACCTATGCCGAGCTTAGTAAATCAGGACAAGGTATACATCTTCATTATATTTATACCGGCGATCCGACGCAGCTTAGCAGAGTATATGACGACCATGTTGAAGTTAAGGTGTTCACGGGCAAAAGCTCTTTACGGCGTATGCTGTCAAAGTGTAATAATTTGCCTATCGCAACAATTAGCTCTGGTTTACCGCTGAAAGGAGAACAAAAAATGGTAAATTTTGAAGCGATTAAGAGCGAGAAAGGGCTTAGAACACTGATCAAACGGAATCTTAACAAAGAGATACATCCGGGAACTAAGCCCAGTATCGATTTTATCTACAAGATACTGGAAGATGCGTATGAAAGCGATTTGAAGTACGACGTCACAGACATGCGCAATGCAGTATTAGCATTTGCAGCGAACAGCTCTCATCAGGCAGATTACTGTATTAAGTTGGTCAACAAAATGCAGTTTAAGTCCGCAGATCCGTCCACAGCGGTGAAAAACGATGATGCAAAGCTGGTATTCTATGATATTGAGGTTTTCCCAAACTTATTCCTTGTGAACTGGAAAATCGAGGGTGAGGGAAAGCCTGTTGTAAGAATGATTAACCCGTCTCCGAGTGAGATCGAGGATCTGATGCGGTTCAGACTGGTTGGCTTTAACTGTCGGAGATATGATAACCATATTCTGTACGCAAGGTTGATGGGTTATACAAACGAACAGCTCTACAACCTTTCGCAGAAGATCATTAACGGAAGTCCGAACTGTTTCTTTGGAGAAGCGTATAATGTATCCTATACGGATGTGTATGACTTCGCTTCGGCTGGTAATAAGAAGAGTCTTAAGAAATTGGAAATCGAGATGGGAAACCTCACCGATGACGATCTCAAGAAAAAAGGATTCTCCGATGAAAAAATAAGAATTATCAAGGCAGGAACGCATCATCAGGAGCTTGGTCTTCCATGGGATCAACCGGTTCCGGAAGAGCTTTGGATTAAGGTCGCTGAGTATTGTGATAACGATGTTATTGCTACTGAGGCGGCCTTTAATTATCTTGAGGCTGATTGGACGGCGCGACAGATTCTGGCAGATTTAGCAGAAATGACCGTTAACGATACAACGAACTCACTTACAACCAGAATTATATTTGGAAACAACCGGAAACCCCAGTCAGAGTTCCATTACAGAAATCTGGCAGAACCGGTAGAGTCGCTGGATAAGGAGAGTATGGATTTCCTTAAGGAAGCCTGCCCGAAGATGATGGAGGAGCCTCACTATGGTTGGAAGTACAACGATAAGGACGAAGTTCCATTTGAATCTCACAGCATTCTTCCATATTTCCCTGGGTATGTATTCGACCATGGAAAATCTACATATCGTGGAGAAGAAGTAGGCGAGGGCGGATTTGCACAAGGCGTACCCGGAATGTATGGAAATGCAGCACTCCTGGATATTTCTTCAATGCATCCGCATAGTGCTATTGCAGAGGTTCTGTTTGGACCGAGATTTACGAAGGCGTTCCGTGATATTGTTGAGGGTCGTGTAAGTATTAAGCATGAGGCTTGGGATATTGTTAATACCATGCTGGACGGCAAGCTTACTCCGTATATTCAGAAGGTTATCGACGGCGAGATGACATCAAAGGATCTTGCCAATGCGCTTAAGACGGCTATCAATTCAGTATACGGTCTTACATCGGCATCCTTTGATAATCCGTTCCGCGATCCAAGAAACATCGACAACATTGTGGCGAAACGTGGAGCATTATTCATGATTGACCTTAAGAATGAGGTTCTGAAGCGTGGATTCCAAGTTGCTCATATTAAGACAGACTCTATTAAGATTCCAGATGCTACACCGGAGATCATTCAGTTTGTCATGGACTTTGGTGAGAGATATGGATACACATTTGAACACGAGGCTACGTACGATCGGATGTGCTTGGTCAACGATGCCGTATATATCGCAAAGTACAAATCGGCAGAAGAATGCCAGAAGATGTATGGTTATGTCCCTGGCGACAACAAAAAGAAAGGCGGAAAATGGACGGCAACGGGCACTCAGTTCCAGATTCCATATGTATTTAAGAAGCTGTTCAGCAGAGAAGACATCGCATTTGAAGATATGTGCGAGACCAAATCTGTGAGCAGCTCTTTATATTTGGATCTGAATGAGGAATTACCGGATGTCAGTAATGAAGAAAAAGAATTCAGCAAGGCAGAGAGCGACTATAAGAAGGGGTTGTTATCCGACACCACTTTTGAAGCTACATGTCAGAAGCTTACTCCATTGATTAAAAAAGGGCACGACTATCATTTTATTGGAAAGGTTGGTCAGTTCTGTCCGATGAAAGATGGATATGGAGCTGGACTTCTGATGAGAGAAAAAGACGGTCGTTACTATGCTGCAACTGGTTCTAAAGGTTATCGTTGGATGGAATCAGAGATGGTCAAAGAACTTGGTAAAGAAGACGGCATTGACCGATCCTACTACGACAAGCTGGTTGATGAGGCTGTAAAAACTATTTCTCAGTACGGAGACTTTGAGTGGTTTGTGTCTGATGATCCGTATATTCCAGAACTTGGCGCCAACGACGCTGATGTCGATTGTGTTGTTCCATGGGCGATGCCTTGCGGAGAGGATAAGTATCGGACATGCTTCGACTGTCCGCATTTCAACAATGATAACTTCCACATGGATTGTGACCTTGATTATGATATTTCAGATATCGTGATGAAGCACGCAATGAATCCGCCGGAAAATTAAAAAATAAAGGAGAATTTAATCATGGCAAGAGCAAATGTAAATGAGCTGATTATTGAGAATGCTCGTATTATGTTCAGAAATTTCAGAGGAGAAGAGACTAAGTACAACAGAGCAGGTAACCGTAACTTCTGCGTTGTGATTCCGGATGCAGACCAGGCGCAGAAGCTCGGCGAAGACGGATGGAATGTAAGAATCCTTCCGCCGAGAGATGAGGATGAAGAACCTCTTCACTATATTCAGGTAGCTGTTCGGTTCGATAACATTCCGCCGAATGTATATATGGTTACCAGAAGAGCTAAAACAAAGTTGGATGAGGAGTCTGTATCTTCTCTTGACTATGCTGAAATCAGAAATGTTGATTTGGTCATTAGCCCGTCAAAGTGGGAAGTGAATGGAAAATCCGGCATTAAGGCATATTTGAAGACCATGTACGTCACGATTGAGGAGGACGTGTTTGCTGAGAAATATGCGGATGAAGAGGAGCCGCCGTTCGCATAAATCATATTTTGAGGGTGTCGGTGTCAAAGCCGGCACTCTTACTTTATGAAAGGAGAAAAATTATGTTTTGGAATAAGAAAAAAAACGAAGTCGAAACCACAGATTAAGACTACGGTACCTAAAACATTCAAAGCAAAAGAACCGCCACCTAAGTGGCAACCAACTTTCGGTGAAACGAAAAAGAAGGATGAGAAACCACCGGAAGTAACTACGAAATCCGAACCCAAAATTGACTTGGAAAATAAATTCTTAAAATCTTTTCAGAAACTTACATACAGACATCTGGCATGGGATGTGTGGAGAGATTATATTTTACTTCATGCATGTTCAATCTCGAATGTTTTGGACAAGGAAAACTACGACCAAAGAGAGAAGCGGTATCTAAAAATTATTCATCAGTATTCAAAAGAAGAGCAAGCTATATTTCCAGAATTAGCAGCGTATACAACCATGGCCCTGGATCAGAATCAAGAGCAGGATTTCCTCGGAAAAATGTTTATGCGGTTGGATCTTGGAAATCGTTCGGCAGGTCAATTCTTCACACCGTATCATGTTTGTGAACTTATGGCCGAAGTGGTAGCGACTGATGCTTTAAAAAAGATAGAGCAATATGGTTATATTTCGATTAACGATCCATGCTGCGGTGCTGGAGCGACGTTGATTGCTGGTGTGCATGTAATCCGAAAACAGCTGGAGCATTGTGAACCACCGAGAAACTACCAGAACCATATCTTAGTAGTTGCACAGGACGTTGATGAAATCGTTGGTCTGATGTGTTATATCCAAATCTCGCTTCTCGGATTGGCTGGATTTATAAAAATAGGTAACTCGATAACTGACCCAATATCTACGGACGATTCATCTGAAAAATATTGGTATACACCTATGTATTTCTCAGATGTATGGAGTACAAGAAGAATGCTCCGTCAGATTAACAAGTTATTTGGAAAGGGTGATGACGAATGAAGAAAAGATATTCTATTCCAAAAGAGCAGTGTACGTGCGGCATCAGCGAGCTTTATGACAACGTTGCTAAAATCATTGAGATTTCTGATGTAAGCAAAGCTGTATACGATTGCCGTAAATTATCTATCACTAAAAAAGTGCTGGACTGCTTATATAAGTTCTATCATTCAGAGAATCAGAGCGATGAAACCATAACAACCTGTATGCTCTTGTATGGTCCCAAAGCAGATCTGGATGGCGATGGCTACGAAGTCGAGGTAGAAGATGGATTTGTCACGAAAGGTGTGTAATGGCTGGCGTAGAATTACGGGACTATCAGGAAGATGCTGTACGGCAAATGCGAAACGGCTGCATACTTTGTGGCGGTGTTGGTAGTGGAAAATCCAGAACTTCGCTGGCCTACTATTATGTTCGAAATGGCGGAGAGCTTGGAACGGATGAGTATGTTCCAATGGACGATGTGAACATTAAGGATTTGTACATAATCACAACCGCTAGGAAACGAGATACCTTTGAATGGGAAGAGGAACTCTCACCATTTCTATTATCAACGGATAAAGAAGAGAATTTATATACCAATAAGGTTGTGATTGATTCCTGGAACAACATCAAGAAGTATGCAGATGTCAAAGATGCTTTCTTTATATTCGATGAGCAGCGTGTCATAGGCTCTGGAACATGGGTTAAAGCATTTTTGAAAATCGCCAAGGTAAATGAGTGGATATTACTATCCGCAACTCCTGGTGATACGTGGCAGGATTATATTCCGGTGTTTGTGGCTAACGGATTTTATAAAAACCGAAGCGAATTTACAAGAGAGCATATAGTCTATAGTCGCTTCAGCAAATTTCCTAAAGTTGACCGATATTTGAATACTGGTAGATTGATTCGATTGCGAAACAAAATCTTGGTGAATATGGATTTCAAACGCCAGACGGTTTCGCACCATGAGGATATTTATGTCAAGTACAATATCGAAATGTATAAAGATGTCGGAAAAACCAGATGGGACCCGTTTAAAAAAGAACCAATTATCAATGCTGCCGGTCTGTGCTATGTGTGGAGAAAGATTGTAAACACCGATCAGTCCAGACAAATAGCTTTACTTGAAATTGTGGAAAAGCATCCGAAAGCGATTATATTCTACAATTTCGATTATGAGCTTGAGCTTCTGAAGGAGATATTCTCTGGATACGAAGTCGGAGAGTGGAACGGTCACAAACATCAGCCAGTGCCGACTAGCGATGCATGGGTATATTTAGTTCAGTACAATGCCGGGGCTGAAGGATGGAACTGTATTACGACGGACACGATTATATTCTATTCTCAGAATTATTCGTATAAGATCATGGCACAGTCTGCTGGTCGAATAGACAGGATGAATACACCATATACGGATCTGTATTACTATCATTTGAAATCCAGGTCTGGTATTGATCTTGCCATCAGTAAAGCATTGAAGGACAAGAAAACATTTAATGAAACGAGGTTTGTTAAGTGGAGACAATGATTTATAATCTGTGGATATTTTTAAAAATTTTATCTATCAAGTTGAAAAGTATGTCTGCGGAAGATTTTTACAGTCTGCTAATAGAGTGTGACTATCAACAAAGATTATATGCAATTTTGTTAAGATATTACATGTGAGGTGTCCAATGGAAAATATTTACAAAGAGGTTGATTTCAAAACCTATTGCAAAACCTGCGAACATAAGGATCTCGAAGAAAAATTTGATCCTTGTAATGACTGTTTGGCAGAACCGATGAACGCAAATTCGGATAAACCTATTTACTGGAAGGAGGCTGAAAATGGTAGATAGTATTTTAGTTAGTGTTGATTTTTCAAACAAAAATGACACTGGAGTAATGGTTGTAGGAAGAAAACGAATGAATCAGTCTGTCGAGATTATCAATGCTTTCCAGGGAGATGAAGCGAGAGAACTTTATGAAAAGCTGGTAACAAAGAAAAAGAAGGAGGGCCAAAAGTGAGTTTTCAATACGATCAATATTTAGCTAGGCATCGAGCTAATGTGAAAAGGGGGTTCGACTGGCTTTCTAAAAATTTACCGGGACTTATGACAAACACCCTAACCGCCGGGTGGAATACAGAATTTGCTCATGATCAGTCTAAAAACGAACCGGATGAGTATGAGGCATACGATGCATATTTCTATGGAAATAATCGCTCTTATGAGGTTGTACAGCGATATCAGCGAGCATGGTTACTTCATATTCACAGAAATCCTCATCATTGGCAGCACTGGATTCTTATTCATGATGATATGGAAGGTGGCGAACTGGAGACCGTTTTGGAAATGCCATACGATTACATCATCGAGATGATTTGCGATTGGTGGTCATTCAGTTGGCAGAGTGGAAATCTCTATGAGATATTCAAGTGGTACGAGGAACATTCTAAGTATATAAAACTGGCGCAGACAACGAAAATCACAGTCGAGTATATTTTAGACAATATGAAGAAAAAACTTCAGGCATTGCAGTATGCGGATCAATCAGCCATGCAACCTGGAGCTTGATATTTGGAGGAGCTATGAATAGAACGACAAAAATAAACATCTTAGCGTATGCTTCGGAGCCGGACAAGAATTATAAGTACGAGGGTGACATCGTCGATTATAAGGGAAAAAGGTATTTCGTAAGTCTGGCAGAAGAGCGAGTGGAATTTATCGGGATTATTAAGGAGGACAAGTAGAGATGAAAGCAATTAAAGAAAATTGGAAACTGGTACTTATCGTGGCCGCTGGGATTGTCGCGGTTATTTTTATGTGTATTTTTGGAATTCAGGGAGCACAAAACAAAGCATTCGCATTGGAGGAACAGGTCAACACTGCGGATTCAGACATTAAAGTTCAAGAAAAAAGACGAGTCGATATTGTTTACAATCTTGCGGATTGTGCCAAACAATACGATAAGCATGAGGCTGAAACACTTACAGCTATTGTCGAGGGTAGGGAAAAAGCAACCAGTATAGAAAATGTAACCACTGCGATCGCTGCTGTTACAGAGGCATATCCGGAATTAAAATCCAATGAAAATTACAAGGAACTGATGAATGAGTTATCCATTACGGAAAATTTAATTGCTGAGTATAGAGAAAATTATAACAAGCAGATTAAAGAATACAATCGCTATACTAGAAAATTCCCAACTAGATTATTTTTAAACATTTTAGGATATGAAATGCAGCAGTATCAGTACCTTGATTATGATGCTCCGGTAGATGCGCCTCAAAATTTATTTGGAGACTGATACTATGAAGAACAGAGGCTTTGATTTTGGAGATTTTGAAATTACTAAGCGTGAGTTTTTGGCAAGCATATCAATAATTGCAGCGATGCTTCTCATTGGTTTTGTGATTTCCGGGAGAATTTCAAACTATATTCTCGATCGGAACGAAAAGTATAATAAAGCTATTAAAATCGAAAGCTCTGATCTGTTTGAATATGGGATGAGAACCAACGTCGGTTATGCGTTCGTTTATGGAGATTTGAAGGCTGTGGATACTGTTTCATATCCAGAAATTAACGGGGAGTATATGTATATAGAAAAAATAGAGGAACATTACAATATGCATACACGAACCGTCACCACAACCGATTCCAAAGGAAAGACACATACCAGAACGGAAACTTATTGGTCTTGGGATTATGCTGGTAGCGAAGAACAAAGCTGTTTGGAAATTACATTTTTAGGGCATATCTTTCCCTCAAATAAGGTAGAGTTTCCAAGTACCGAACATATTGACACTATAAAAGAATCGAGCCATGTCCGGCATAAATATTATGGAGTTGGCACGGAATATACAGGAACCATATTTACCGAATTACAGGATAAAACTATATCTGATAATTCTTCATTTTATGAAAACAGCACCATTGACGAAACTGTTGATTATTTGGAAAGCGATTGGGAACTATGGTTATTCTGGGTGATTTGGATAATTGTTATTGGACTGTGTGTATTTGGTTTTTACTATATTGATAATGAATGGCTTGAAAACTGAAAGGGGAATTTAGAAATGAAACAGAACATTATTGCAGTAGATTTTGATGGAACTTTATGTGAGAACAAATGGCCTGAGATTGGTATGCCGAACGAGGAGCTTATCGAGTATCTGAAAAAAAGACAGGCTAACGGAGAAAAACTGATCCTTTGGACATCCAGAAACGAGGAGCAGACCAAAGAGGCTGTGGAGTGGTGTAAAGAGCACGGACTGATCTTCGATGCTGTAAACGACAACCTTCCAGAAATCGTGGAAGCATTTGGCGGAAATTGCAGAAAGATATTTGCAAATGAGTACATAGACGATCGCAACCGCTCTATCGGTTCCTGCCGTGAAAAATCTAGCATGGAGCGTTGGGCTGAAAATGAGGTAGCTATTGCTTGCCGTCGAGAGAATCCAGATAGAAAAGACGGGGAATGGGATTATAGTTGTGCTTGTTATGAAAGCGCATTGAAAGCCTTTGGCTCTCTGTGCAATGACGGTCATTCCGGTTTCAGCATTGGTCTGACTAAGGCTATTCTGAACCGTCTCATCAACAACAAGCCGCTTCTTCCGATTGAGGATATCGACGAGGTATGGAGTGATATTTCTGATATGAGCGGTCTGAAGGGTGAAGAGCGTAACTATCAGTGCAAACGCATGTCTTCCTTATTTAAGTACGTGTATGCTGATGGCACGGTTAAGTACAGAGACGTGGATCGCTATCATGGCGTGAACATCAACTGTCCGGATGCTCCATATCACAGTGGACTGATCGATACTGTTATGGACGAACTGTATCCGATCACTATGCCTTATATGCCGGCTGATAGAGCCTTTAAGATTTATACGGAGGATTTCCTTGTAGATCCAGCGAAAGGCGATTACGATACCGTAGGTATTCTGTACGTAATCACTCCGTCCATGGACAAGGTAGCAATTAACAGATATTTTAAAGAAGCTCCGAACGGCTTTGCTGAGATCGACGAAGAGGAGTACAAAGAGCGAAAGGACGCTGCTAAAGCTCGGATGGGGGAAACCGATGGATCGAAATAGATTTGTCCAGTGCATGAAAAGCAATATCGAATTGTCAGATAAAGAGCGGCGAAGAATTATCAGAAGAAGCGTTGAGAGTCAGCCGTTGAAATTAAAGTGTACGATTGCTATGGAGGAATTCGCAGAACTTACGCAAGCAATCAGTAAACAGATTCGAGGGTATGATAACAGAATTGGACTTTTGGAAGAGATGGCAGATGCTTATATTTGCCTGGAATTCCTTAAGTCCATTTTTAATATTACACCAGAAGAGTTGCAGAAGGCTGTAGACGTTAAATTACAAAGAGAAAGGAACAAACAAAGATGAGTAAAGAGATTAAAATTGCTGGAAGTATTTCATTTGGAGGGAAACGCCTCAATGTATACGGAGACCTGGATGCTCCGCTGTTCAAGGCAAAAGATATTAGTCATGCTATCGGCTACAGTAGCGGTAACGAGTGGAGAATGCTCGAAATGTGTGAAGAGGATGAGAAGCTGAAACTACCTTTAGTAGTAGCAGGTCAGAGACGTTCTGTCAACTTTGTGACTGAGAATGGTCTGTACAACATCCTTGCTCAAAGCCGTATGGAAATTGCGAGATCCTGGAGACGTGTGGTTCATGACGAGCTTATCAACATGCGTAAGGAAAAAGGCAGAAACATCGCTGAGCAGTTCGAAGAGTGGGATAACGCAATGGATAACATTTACTTCGATGAGGAAACCGGTCAGCTTATGCAGTCGGTCACGGTTCCTGGTGGAGATGTGATCCAGATTCCTTATGAGAAGGAAGAAGAGTAATTAAAACCGTGGGCTATGCTGAACACAGGAGCATAATAATCCAGATTGGTGGGGATCTGGATATTCTGAAAGGAGAATAAAAATGATTAAATTAGAGCATGTGGTTCTGGCAAGTCCGGAACAAATGAGATTTATTATCGAAGGCATGAGAAACCCGATGAACAGCTGGGGGAAGAGTGATAGTGAGTATGAAACTGCTGGATACGATATTGTAGGATTCGATCTTGGAGAGAACGATCGCTCACTAATGCAACGCTTAGCTAACGCTGGTACAGATCATAGAAAATTTATGAGAATGTCGCCGGTGTACGTAAGGATCACAGCACCGTTATATTGGTGGAAAGAATTTGATACTTACAAAGTCGGAACTGTTGCCAACAGCTGTAGTACCATGCATAAAATCCAGGCTAAGGAATTTACAATGGATGATTTCAGTTGTGAGCATCTCGATATCCGCACCAAAGCATTACTGGAAGAAACAATAAAGGCGTTAAACGATTATCGAAAATTATATATTGAATATAACGCAGATGATTTTGAGATTAAAGGGTGCCCGAGCAAGAAAGATATTTGGTGGCAGATGATTCAGCTTCTCCCGAGCAGCTATAATCAAACACGCAATGTCATGATGAATTATGAAGTTCTGGCAAATATTTATAAGAGTCGTCGAGGACATAAGCTGGATGAGTGGTGTGATTTCTGCAAGTGGATCGAGACACTGCCATATTCTGAGATTATTATGTCTTCATCTGGTTTAGATCTCAATTCAATTAACGCATTACAGGGAGCGGCTAGAAATAGTAGCAATGGTTATATCTATAAAAGAAAAACGGAGGATTAAACTTATGCATTTTACAGTTATTCAGATTATCATCATGTTTCTTATCGGCTATGTGTGTTTTTACGCTTTAGTTGATCGCATTATGAAGTGTATTGAGCATTGTGCTACAGCCAAAGCATACGGATGGTTCAGAGAAGCCGGAGTAATGATAAAAATGGATGATGTAGCAGCTGGCATCGCGAAGTCAAAAGAGGAGAAAGACAATGTTGAGAAGAGACTTGATTAAGAATAAGATATACGGAATTATATTTATCATACTTGGAGCGTTGACAATCCCGATCGAGTGGGATGCAACGTTCTTTTTATTTGCCTTGATGGTGGGTATTATGCTCTTTGCATCGAGAGAAAACTGCATTATGGATTAAGGAGGCGGCGGTATGGGCCGGGCTGAGAGGAGAAGAGCACAGAAGTGTGAGCAGAAAGCTAAGACCGCTACATACAATCTGACAAGAGCTCAGTTAGATGCCCTGGTTCGAGAAAAGATATCTGGTGAACTGGATAGAGTTAAGCAGGAGGCTACGAATGATGCTATCAATCAGGCGATGATTCTTCTGCTTACTCTGCCGCTTGAAGTGCTGATGGATCATTATTGGACAAAGACATATGCAAAGCGGATTCCGGAGTTTACAGAGCATGTTCTCGAATATTATGAAAAGTGGCAAAACGATGAGTTGGATATGGACAAACTCAAAGAAGATCTTTGGGTGTACGGCGGTGTGCGATTAGAAGAAGTGGAGGGTAAGTAAATGGGATATTTAATTTTAGGAATTATCACTTTGGCAGTTATTCTTATTTTTGGTGGATATATTGTTCTGTCTGTTATGAATGCTGCAATGTGGATGGACGATTCCATGAGATGGGGAGGTAGAGATGATAGCTAAGGATGACAGAAAAAATGCAGAGGGTTACAATGATCCGACAGCTTACAATGCGATTAAGAATGTGGAGCAGGAACAGGACAAGGATGACATGAGATTTCATCAGTTACTGAATACCCTGTTTTCACTTTGCGAATTGGCGGATTTCCATATCGAGGGACGAGTTGTATTGAAGGATAAAAGAACTGGAAAGGTTTGGAGGTAGGCGAGGAGATGATGACTATGGAAGAATTACAGAAAGCGTGCGAAACTTTGGCAGAGGCGTGGAACAAAGTTTTGGAGCCGATGGAGAAACTGGCTAAAGATTTGCGTGAAGCCTTCGGACGTATGTATGCTTCTGAGGAAGAGAATCGTAAAATTCGCACCGGTCGGAAGCTTAAATCTGTAAGGCGTGTGCCGGATTCTAAGATGTCTACGTACAATTATAAGCCTGTTGTGAAGCGCAATTTGCCCTATCAGAGACGGAATTTCTGACCGATTTCAGCTAATCTAGGTTAAAAATCTTTGTAGTAACAGGTCATTTTTTTTGCCCACTTTTTGGTTTTAGGATTTGACCAAATCCCGGATATTTTTGACCAGAACTGAAAAATCGGTGTCAATTTGGAGAAAATTTATGAATTTTGGTCAAATTTCTGGCCATTTGCCCGGTTTTGCCCACTTTCAAAAACCCGGATTTGACCAGCAAAAACCCAGTATTTATGCGGGTTTGCGGGCTTTATGCCCACTTTCCCACTTTTAATACTAAACTATTATGATAGAAAGTTTAAAAATATATAGTAATAGGCGAATAAAAGTGGGTTTTTGACCAGAAGCAAGAAAGAGGTGATTTTATGACTTACGATAAGAAATTGGTCGAGGATTGGTTGTGCGAACATTTTCCGTATCATTTACGAGTGAATAAAGATATTCCGAATGGTGCACATGTGACGATGAAAAATGAAATTGCCATATCACAAGAATGGCTATGGGTTGATAATCCGCCGTATCAATCTTTTGAAGATGTGATGTTCGGTTATACCATTCCTAGGGATTTTTATTCAGGTGCCGGAGCTTCGTATTGTGGATATCCATTTGGTGGATTGTATCCGATAGGAGGTTTGCCGTGAATGTAAAGAGAAAGGTAACAGGGAAAGATATTTTCAATAATTTCAAATCGGTGTATCCGCGGTTATCGAAAGAAGCCCAGGATTACCGTCCGTACAACTACATGAGCATTGTCGTATATTTGGAAGATGGAACCAAGGTTATTTACGATGATATGGCAAAGCGTGCTAAGATGCTTGTGGCATAGGATCCTGCTACAGAATCCACTTTCCATTTTGTGTGCTTCATGCTATACTATAAGAGCCACACAATCTAATAATGAAATCGCGTTCGAGGGAATAACTTTGGTAAAAAGTGTATTCTCTTTTACTCGTACCCTTGAACGGCGAAGAGGATTGTGTGGCAACAATAAGAGATGCGCTTTTTCGGTGCGTCTCTCAAATTGGGGCGCACTTTTTATTTGCCCTAAATTCCTACTTAAGTATGGAAAGGGTGATTGTATGGGAACGAAATCGAATAAGAATATTTCGGGTGTCATAGGAGCAATCGGAGCTGTTGGCGGTTTGATTACTGCGGTTACACCTTTGGTCGAAAAAGCAATAGATAACGCACAGAATAAACCGACTGAAAAAATAGATACGAAAGTTATCATTCCAGAATTATATCGTAAGGGATTTCCGATAGACCTGGAACAGGCTGAAGAATTATTAACCGAACGTGGCTTGAAAGTTTCAAAGAGTAAGCTTCGTATGAAAGAAGCAGATCCAAAGTATCGAGATTACGAGGATACCCAAGTCATAGACTCAAATCCTAAGCAGGGCGCTAAGGTGAAAGTCGGTACAACTGTTTGTCTGAGATACATAACAGCTGAAGTTATCGAGGAGAGCCAAAAGATATTTGATGATGACGTTCGTATTAAACAGGAGGCTAAAGAACAGAAGGCCGCTGAGAAGCAGGAGAAGAAAGAACGTTTGAAAGAAAGTGTTTCTGAAACTATGGATTCTGCTAAGAGTGGTTTAGGAAAGATATTTAAGAAAGATCGAAAAGCTATAGAAGCTGAGAAAGGAGAAACGATAGATGAGTAAAGGTGGAAAGAAAAAGCGTAGCACGGCTGGGTTAATCCTTGATGTGATTCTTACATTGTGTACCGGTGGCTTATGGTTGATTTGGATACTGATCCGGTATTTAAGAAATAACAGCTGACAACTACATATTTGGACAGAGATGCTTAATCGTGTCTCTGTCTTTTTTTATGCTCTTTTTTGCGCGCGAAAAAAACATGCCCTTTTATGAAGAGAGAGGATAAATAGGCATTTTTATTAAATACCACATCCTCTTTTGAGTTTTTAGAAAATTGAAAGGAGACTCCATTATGTTGGAAAATAAGTTCCAGGCAAATTTGATCAAGGAACTGAAAGAAAGATTTCCGGGTTGTATCGTGATGAAAAATGACCCGACCTACATTCAGGGCATTCCAGATTTGCTGGTTCTTCACAAAGACAAATGGGCTTCCTTAGAATGTAAAAAAAGCGCTGGCGCAAAGAAGCAGCCGAATCAGGAATATTATGTGGATCGTATGAATCAGATGTCGTTTTCAAGATTTATATGTCCAGAGAATAAAGAGGAGGTACTGGATGAACTTCAACAATCATTCGAACCTTGAAGGACAACACGCCTTTCTTGGTGCCAGTAAATATCACTGGATAAATTATGGTGAGGATAAAGTTGCGGAAGCATATCGAAATTTCCTTGCCACACAAAAAGGAACTGTATTACATGCATTTGCAGCACAGTGCATCATGCTCAATCAGAAATTACCAAAATCGAAGCAGACATTAAATATGTATGTGAATGATGCCATCGGCTTTAAGATGACACCGGAGCAGATCCTTTACTATTCCGATAATTGTTTTGGTACAGCCGATGCGATTTTGTTTCGGAATAACTTCTTAAGAATTCACGATTTGAAGACCGGAAAGATTCCGGCGCACATGGAGCAGCTTGAAATATATGCCGCTCTTTTTTGTTTGGAATATAAAGTGAAGCCTGGGAATATTAAAATGGAATTGAGAATCTATCAGAACAATGAAATTCTGTATCATAACCCAACGGCTGAAGATATTGTTCCAATCATGGACCGAATTATTACTTTTGATAAGGTGATTAAGAAAATCAGAGAACAGGAGGGGTAAGCTATGAATTCCATTGTGGAAGATATTTTAATGCATTATGGTATGCCACGGCGTTCTGGGCGTTACCCTTATGGTTCTGGAGAGAATCCATATCAGCATAGCGGTGATTTTCTTAGTCGTGTTCAGGAATTAAAAAAATCCGGAATGAGCGAAACAGACATTGCTAAGAATATGGGTTTGACTACCACACAGCTTCGTACTCAGATGAGCCTCGCTAAAGATGAACGTCGTGCTCTTCAGGTAGCAACAGCAAAGGGTCTTCGTGAAAAAGGTTACAGTTTAAATGAAATTGCCGATAAGATGGGATTTGCTAATGACTCGTCTGTCCGCTCTTTATTGAACGAAACTTCGGAAAACAGAATGAACCAGGCTAAGGCCACTGCGGATGTTCTGCGAAAACTCATTGAAGAAAAGGGAATGATCGATGTCGGAACCGGCGTTGAAAAAGAACTTGGCGTGTCAAAAGAAAAACTAAACCAGGCTCTTTATATGCTGAAATTGGAAGGTTATCCGATTTATGGCGGCGGCGTTCCACAGGTTACCAATCCTGGAAAGCAGACCAATATCAAGGTCATTTGTCCACCGGGAACCGAGCACAAAGATATTTATGACTTCGAGAATGTCCATTCTGTAAGAGACTACATCTCCTATGACAATGGGGAGTCTTTCAGAAAATCTTTTGAGTATCCGGCCAGCATGGATTCAAAGCGCTTGCAGATCCGCTATGCCGATCAAGGTGGCGTTGATAAGGATGGTGTAATTGAACTCCGTAGAGGTGTGAAAGACCTGTCTTTAGGTGATTCTCATTATGCACAGGTCCGTATTATGGTTGACGGAACTCACTACCTTAAAGGTATGGCTGTTTACTCAGATAATATGCCGGATGGCGTTGATGTGATTTTCAACACTAATAAAAAGTCTGGCACTCCTACAAAAGATGTTCTCAAGAAAATTAAGGATGATCCAGATAATCCGTTTGGTTCCCTGATTAAGGAGCATGGAGGTCAGAGCTATTACGATGATCCAAAGGGTAAGTATACAGATCCTGTAACCGGAAAAAAACAGTCTCTTTCTCTGATCAATAAGAGAGCAGAAGAAGGCGATTGGGGTGAATGGAGTAAGACACTTCCGTCACAGTTTCTTTCTAAGCAGAGTTTGACACTTATCAAAAAGCAGTTAGGTTTGGCAAAAGCTGATAAGCAGGCAGAATATGATGAAATCTGTTCATTAACAAACCCCACTGTAAAGAAGGCTCTGTTAAAATCATTTGCTGACGATTGCGATGCGGCCGCCGTACATTTGCAGGCAGCGGCGTTACCTCGTCAGAAGTATCAGGTAATTCTCCCATTAACAACAATCAAAGACAATGAGGTGTATGCTCCAAACTACAAAGATGGAGAAACAGTTGCTTTGATTCGATACCCGCATGGTGGAACTTTTGAGATTCCTATTCTGAAGGTCAACAATAAATTGGCTGAAGGAAAGAGCGTTCTCGGAAATACACCGGCGGATGCAATCGGTATCAATAAGAAGAATGCAGACCGTTTATCCGGAGCGGACTTTGATGGTGATACCGTAATGGTAATTCCTTGTAACTCCACAAAGAGTAAGGTAAAGATTACTTCCACTTCTCCATTAAAAGGTTTGGAAGGTTTCGATACCAAGGATGCTTATGGTGGAACTGTTAAGAAAGATGCTGATGGCATAGACCATTATTATCGTAATGGTAAAGAGTATAAGATTATGAGAAATACTCAGACAGAAATGGGTAAAGTATCGAATCTGATTACTGATATGACTTTGAAGGGAGCCACACAGGATGAATTAGCGAGAGCGGTTCGTCACAGTATGGTAGTAATCGATGCTGAGAAACACAAACTGGATTATAAGCAGAGTGAAATCGACAATGGTATCGCTTCTCTTAAGAAGAAGTATCAGGGAAATGTAGATTCAGAAGGTCGTTACCATGAAGGAGCATCTACTCTAATTTCAAGAGCAAAATCTGAGACACAGGTTCTTAAGAGAAAAGGCTCTCCGACAATCAACGAAGATGGATCGCTGTCATACAAGTCTGTTAAGGAAGAGTATGTCGATAAGAATGGAAAAATTCAGGTGAGAACTCAGAAGAGTACAAAGATGGCTGAAACAAAAGACGCCCGTACTCTTTCTTCAGGTACCCCCCAGGAAGAAGCTTATGCCGACTATGCGAATTCTATGAAGTCTTTAGCTAACCAGGCTCGTAGGGAGATGATGAGTACAGGCAAAATTGCTTACTCTGCTTCTGCTAAGGCAACTTATTCTGAAGAAGTAAAGTCTTTAAATGCTAAGTTGGATTTGGCTTTGGCGAATGCTCCTAGAGAGAGACAGGCTCAGACAATGGCGAATGCTACAGTTGCTGCTAAAAGGAAAGACAATCCGGATATGACGAAAGCAGAAGTTAAGAAGGCTAGTCAGCAGGCTCTGGCACAGGCAAGAAGTTCTGTAGGAGCCAAGAGATCTAACATTGAAATTACGGATAAAGAATGGGAAGCTATCCAGGCCGGAGCAATTTCTGAGAATAAGCTTACACAAATTCTGAATAACACGAATGCCGATACTATTCGTCAGAGAGCAACTCCTCGTGCAAGCACTGCTCTGAGCACAGCTAAACAGAATCGTATCGCTGCACTTAGCGCATCTGGCTATAGCACTTCAGAGATTGCGGAAGCTCTTGGGGTTTCTTCTTCGACAGTTTCTAAGTATTTGAATGGAAAGGAGTGAACTAAGTAAGATGAGGTTTGCACTTACAACTTTTGATAATCCTTATGATCCATTTGAACAGTTCACTCAATGGTTCATGTTCGATGAGGAAAAGGGTTATCACACAACTGCTTACCTTGGTCGAATCGCTCGAACATCGGATCAGTTATCGGATGAAGAGAACAACAAGGAAGTAGAGCGAGCCATTGACGAGATAATCCGTTATGATTTCCAGAATATCTATCGAAAGGTTACAAGTAAATCAGAAACAAATGAACATAAAGAAAAAGCTTCCTAAAAGTGATTTCATCGGGATATCAAAAGCCGAAACCGCCAGTACATAACTAAAAGGGGTATAGGGGGGGTGTCTAAAAAACATACCCCCACCCATAT